ATTTGCCCCATGATGCCGTTGCCATCAAAGTCAGGGTGATTGTCGCTCATGCGCTTTATCGTCTCGCACTGTTTCGCGATCTCGCGTCGCAGGATTTCGGCGAAGTCCATCATTCTTCGACTCCCTTTTGAGGAGTCGAATTCTCGCGTAGCAGCGATACCGTCATCATGACCACGATACCGAGTATTAGCAGCAACGGCGCCTTCTGAATGCAACCGTAGAGTGCCAGGCCGCAAAACATTTGTGAGTCTTTCATATCTTCGTTCCTCCTCCTCCGAGTTCGACTCCCTTTTGGGGCACCGAATTCATGATCGCGCGCCCGATGATTTCTGCCGCGTATGGAGTGACGGCATTCCCGAGCTGGTGCAGTCGGTCCATCCTGCCGGAAAGCCCATCATCCATTCCCACAAGCGCGGCGTAGTCCGTCCAGCTGTAGCGTGGTACAGCTTGTAAGCAGGCCATTTCGCCATCGAAGGAGCGTCGTGATTCGCCTTTGCCGTGGGCGTAGGCCAGCCAGAAGATACGAGAGCGTCCGCGGCTTCTGAGTGGTGGCGAAGTATCGATTTCAACCGGCCACACCCAATAGCCGCATGCCTCCAGATCGCGGCACACCCGCTCAGTTCCGTCATCGCCAATCCCAGGTACATTTTCAGCGACAACCCAAGTTGGTCGCGCGTCACCGATGCACCGCCTGAATTCGGGCCAGAGGTCAATGGCGTTGTTCCGTCCTCGAGCGGCTGTGCTGGTGAACTGACAAGGGAATCCCCCACAAAATAGGTCTGCGTTGAGAGTGCGTGCATCTAGCGTCCTAATGTCCGGATGGCAAGTAACATGAGGCCAATGCCGAGCAAGCACAGCACGACACTTAGCGTCAGATTCACAAAATGTTGTCGTCTCCATTCCCGCGCGTTCCAATCCAAGGGCAAATCCTCCTATGCCTGAGAAAAAGTCAGCAACCTTCACTCGTTGCCCCTTTGGGGCACCGTGCGGCCATTCTGATCTTGCCCGTCCAGCAACCTGCCCGCGATCACGTAGGCGTCCCAGACCCCGTTCGGGTGTCGATCCGGGCCCGTGTACTCGCGGATGGTTTCAAGGCCGACCTTTAATCGCTCGCAGTGCTCGCACTTCATTTTAAATACTCGCCTCGCCCTTGTGCTTAACGGCGGTCGGTGCGGGCGGCAACGGCGTGCAAACTGCGGCGAGCGCGATACCTTCCTTAGCCTTGAGCTCGGGGAGCATCTGCTCGAGCCCCTTCTGACACGCCTCGAGGTTATCCGCTATGCCGAGCACCTGACCGCCGATCGCTTTGCCGTTCTCATAGCCGACCACGATGACCAGCTGCGGGACATCCGCGCTCGGCTCAGCGCCGTACGCCGGGTGCGTGCACATATACATTGTGACCATCACGCCGACGACCATCACTGCGGCAATGAACGTGCGGAAAAACGGGGTTGTAGCTTTCACTTCAAACACTCCTCGTAGAATGGGGTAACGTTGTCGGGATAGATATAATACGGCGTGCGCCCCGCTGCGCGACACGCATCCGCGCTTAAATTTTCACCTTGCCCTTGCGGGTCGAACTCCCAGTGCTGACGGTGCGCAACGGGCACCTCCCCGTCGTCCAGCCGAACATTCATCATAGCCCACCCGCCCACAAAACCGACGGCGAGAATACCTATCACTGCGAGCCAGTCTTTCACGCTGCTCATTACGGCTGCCCTCCATCCGCTATCGCATACATAATTTTCTCATCCGGGTCAGTGCGCTCCTCGAGAGGAACGCTTATCGCCTTGTGGAAGGTATTGCGCGCGACGAACATCAGCTGACAGCACGCGCAGTCGGTGCTCGGTCGTATCTTCGCCGTATAGGTCGGGTGCCGCGGGCAACGCAAGGTAATCGTAAAACTCATATCGCCGCCTCGTACTCCTCGGCGTACGCCTGCGAGGCTCGCGCAGCCTCAATGAGCGCTATCTCACCGCACGCGGCGTAGGCTGCGCGCATGAACTGGCGAGGCGTCCCGTGTGTCTCGCGCATAATCGCAGCCGAGGAGCAAGGCGGCACGCGCGTGCAGTACGAGGCGTGCCGCTGCACGGCGAGCATGTGACCACGCAAGAGCCGCTGCGCATAGGGCGTCACGTCGGGGAGGTCGTCGATGCCGCTCACAGTAAAGTGTCCGAGCCGACGGGGAACGTTGCGGGACTACAATCGGGGCGCGGCTCACTAATCCAACCATTCGCGTGCGCCTTGCAGAATCCTTTGAAACTCCACCACCCCGCGAACTGCCCCCGCTCACGATAGCGCGCTTGCAGCACGCGGAGGTACTGCCGCCGGTAACGGCGCCCCGCCAGAAACTTACGGCGTATCCAGGCGAATCGCCGCGCCTCACACAAACGAGCTAACTCAGCGTCGGTCAGATTCATAGCATGCGACTCCTAGCCGAGCGGAAAATATTGACCTAATGGTTTGATGCTCGCGCAGGCGGCTCAACGGGACATAGCGCCCGAGGCGGTACAGGCACCGTAGGCACGTGACATCATCCTCGGTCGGGCTCGCCGCGAGCTTTCCCCAGACATCACCACTGCAGAGCGCGAACAGCTTATCGCCGCGAAATCCGCGTGCGTGAATTTTAAGAGGCGGTCGAGCCATGTCTTGAGTGTAGGCATGCTCTGACAGAACCGTCAATGTTGGTCTGACATATCGGCGCGATTTATCGGCGCGATTTATCGGCGCGATTTATCGGCGCGATTTCAATATCCCGATTCAATAATCGTCGCCGTCGCCCGAACCCTCGCGCGATAATTCATCGTCGCACGCGGTCTCGTACTCGTGATGGTCGCAGTCAGGGGCGCAAGTTGTGGGTCGCATGGCGGGCTCGCTCCGTTGGGTTCGGAGCCATTATCCCGCATGCTGCGGCGCAATAGTCTAGCCAGCTTGCAATTTTGCGCGCCGTGCCGCGCGCGCCGTATCAGCACTACGCAGCCCCGCCCGTTGCGTTGCAGTCAAATGCGCCGAGTAGTGCGCCAGCAGCGCGGGATCGGCGCGCAGCGCTTTTACGGCAGCCTCGTACCAACCAGCGGATTCCATGAGACGAAACGCAGCTTGCGCCTCGAGTCCGCTCGCATCCTTGAAACATGGCGCCCGCAACGGCGCGTGAAATGGGTAAGCGCTTCCCGCCGTAGGGTCCGCCGCCCGATGCAAGCAATCTTTGCACGCGCCTGTAGAGACGTACCGCTCGACTACGTGCCCTCTTTTGCACGGCACGCCCGTGAAATACCGCTTTAAACCGCTCGCATGCGCGACATCGCGATTAATGATATCCATCGTATTGACTCCTTTGGGTTGTGTACAGATGCACTGGTGCACCGTTTTCAACTCGCAGCCTATATTTTACTATGTAACTTACTTACACTCAGTAACTTTTATAACATAATAATATAAATAAATATTACGCGATGATATAATTATGTAAGTTACACAGTCAAATATAGGCTACCGTTTAAAACGTGTGCAAATGTGCATTGGTACACTGATCGCTGCGAACCGGGGCGTGCGGCTCGACATCTCGTGTGGCCGCATGGCTTGCGTGGACGGCTTGCAAACCGTTAGCCTTGACGTATGAGCAGTACGCCTAACACCACGGCCGTAGCGCTGCCCTCCGCAGCCCCCCATACCCGCCCCCTGACCGGGCGGCAGGAGCGGTACGCCCGCTGCGTGGCGGCCGGCATGTCCTACGCCGAGGCGTTCCGACAGGGTGGGCTCGTGGCTTCGACGATCGGCTCGCAGTCGCAACAGATAAGCGACCTGAACCGCAATCCGGGCGTGCGCGCTCGAGTGCGCGAGTTGCGAGCCGCGGTTGACGCCGAGATCGTGTCGACGCTCACAGAGCGCATGGCGTGGTTGCGGCTCATCATTAACGCGGACCCCGAGGAGCTCTCGCGCGTCGTGGTCGACCCGTGTGACCATTGCTGGTCAACTGCCCTGGTCGCCGAGGCGTGGGCGGCTCACTTCGACCCGAGCCCGTTCGCCGAGGAGCGCCCGCCGCAGCCGAACACTATGAAGCCTCGAGCCGGCTGCACGCACTGCAAGGGTCGCGGGTATCAGCGGGTCGAGCTCACGCCGACCAACGAGTTGAGTCCGGAGGGGCGCGCGCTGTTCAAGGGCGCGAGCCAGGACAAGGACGGCGTGATAACGATCAGCACGCAGAGCAAGTCGGAGGCGGCTGAGATGTTGAACAAGCTGCAGGGCGCCTATGTGTCGCGGTCGATGAATTTCAATGCAACCGTGAATATGTCAACGGCGCGCGAGATGAACCCTGCCGATCTTGCAAGCCTAATCGCTTCGTTTGATACTTGATGGCTATGGCGACAGAAGCACAGCGGCGGTCGAACCGCGGTCTACCGCCGGTGCTGTGTGCTGTTGATTACTTAATGCGAGCCGTGAAATGACCCCGGCTGAGGCTGCCGACGCCGCGAGCGAAGCCGCATTCGCCGCGATGATGAAGCCCTCGCCCGTCGCGCTGCATTTCGAGATGGTGCGCAAGGTCGGTCCATCGTTCATAGCTTCGCTCACCGACGACGAACGGCTCGCGCTAGCAGCCTACGCTTTACGGCGCCGAGAACTTGTAGAAGTGTACGGCGCAGCGGCGGCCGATATGCAGGCGCGAGAGGATCGGCTCATGTGGTTGCGCAAAGTGCCTGAAAAGCGTGTGCCGTGCCTGCGCCATTATTACGGGCGGACCGCCGACGGGATGGCAACGTTCATTGACCAATGGGGCTACACGAACGACCCGCGGCTAATCGCCGACGGCGTGAACCCGGTCATTGCGTTTCACCTGTTCCCACGCCAACGCGAGATGGTACGGTGGATGCTTGGCTGTTGGCTCGACTCAAAGCCGGGCGTTGTCGTCAAGTCGCGCGACGTCGGCGCGTCATGGGTCGCTATGGCGATACTCTGCACGCTGTGCATCTTCCGCACGGGGTTCGCCGCGGGCATCGGTAGCGCGCTCGAAATCAAGCTCGACCGCTCGGGCGACCCGGACACGCTGTTCTACAAGGTCCGCTCGTTCCTCGAGTACCTGCCACCCGAGTTCAACGGCGGGTTTGATATGACAAAATGCAGCGCTGACAAGCGCGTATCGTTCCCGCTTACGGGGTCGAGCATCACGGGCGAGGCGGGCGACATGGCGGGTCGCGGCGGTCGTAAGGCGATATTCATCGTCGATGAGTCGGCGCACTTCGAACATCCCAAGATTATCGACAAGAATCTTTCTGCCAATACCCGTTGTCGTATCGACATGTCGAGCGTGAACGGCATGGCGAACAGCTTCTACACGCGCGCCCACAATCCAGCGATACGGCGCTTCGACTTCACCTGGCGCGACGACCCGCGCAAGTCGCAAGCCTGGTACGAGCAGCAATGCGCCGAGCTCGACGAGGTTGTCATCAAGCAGGAAATTGATTGCGACTTCGCCGCCTCGCTCGAGGGTGTGTGCATCCCGTCCGCGTGGGCGCAAGCCGCGGTCGATATCGACAAATTCCTAGGCATCGACCTCGAGACTGGCGCGCTGCGGGCCGCGATGGACATTGCCGACCAGGGCAAGGACAAAAACGCGCTCGCCATCGGCAAGGGTCGCAAGGTCAAGCACGTCGAGCAGTGGTCGGGCAAGGGCTCGGATACGGGCTACAGCGTGCAGCGTGCGTTCAACGTTTGCGAGGAATGGGGCTTGACGGCGATGGACTACGACGCGGACGGCATGGGCGGCGCGGCTGTTCACTCCGATGCGCGGCTCATTAACGAGGCGCGAACCGAGGCGCAGTCCACGATGAAGGACGCCGAGGCGTATTTCAAGCACGGCACGATTGCGACCCACCCGTACCGCGGGAGCGAAGCCGTTGTCCGCCCCGAGCAGATAGTGCCGGGTACGAAGCGCAAGGCGAAAGACCTATTCTTGAACCGCAAGGCGCAGACGTGGTACGCGGGGCGGCTCGGCTGTTATCACGCCTGGCGAGCTCGCAAGGGCATGACGTACGACTCGCAATTGATTATCTGCATCGACGGCGCCTTGCCGTTGCGCGATTTGCTGCTCTCGCAGTTGTCGCAAGCCACGGTCAAAGAGACGCTCACGGGCAAGATTCAAATCGAGAAGGCGCCCGACGACGTGGCTAGCCCCGATCTTGCCGACGCAGTGTTGATGATGCTCGCCCCGCGCAAGCAGAGCATGACGAACATGGGCGCCATTCTCGCGACCGTGCAGGGTCAGGTAATGCCTACGGCTCGTCGGGGTTGACGGCGCGGCGCGGCGTGGCCCACACTGCCGGTATGAAATATCAGGCGACGTACTTGCAGGAAGTCGTGCAGCCGATCACTGCCACGAGTCGCGAGTACGCCGAGGCGTATGCCAAGAATTACGCGCGGAACAACGGCGTGCTGCTATCGAAGCTCGAGCCCGTGGGCGAGGACGACCCGGCATTGACTGAACAGACCTACCCGCCTTAGACTGGGGGCGGTTTCCGTGCTTTACCTCAAGCCGGCGCAGGTCGGCCGACTCTTGGCGTTTGACTCCTCCGCCGTGGTGGGAGTCGGCGCGACCAGCGTCAAATCCTTCCGATACTTTGCGCTGACCGGTGAGCGCATCCCGAGGGAATTTATCACCTTGGACACGTTCTGACGGGATTGTCCCGCTGCGATCGCTGCCGCGCGTACCGAGCCGTGCTTGTGTAGCATGCGATGCCAGTACCGCCGGTCGAACTCATGCTTTGCGTCGGCGTATCTCATGATCCTTCACCGAGTCCTAGCCGAAACAATCCGGCGATAATCAACCAGAACATTCCGATATTGACTAGCCGCATGAGCAGCAAGGCGAACTCGTACGCGCGCCCGGCGGGTTGCCCCGTGGGTTTCATTCGGCAGGCCACGGCAACTGTTTCGGCGGGTAGCCCGCCTCACGCTCGATAAGCCACGTCTGTACTGCGATGGCGTCGCACCGCTGGTCGTACAGTTGACTCATGGGGTAGCGCGTGAGCGGGCGCCCGTGCAGCCGGACCCGCTTGGAGGTGTCGGCGACGTAGAACGGACCGTCCCTCGTACCGAATAGTTCGTAGGTGCTCATTTGATGGTGCCTGACACGCCGCACATAAATTCCCATTCCTGACTGGCGATCGTGCCTCCGTCCGCCACCACTTGGTCGTCCGCGAGGAGCGTACCGCGCATGTCGCTAGTGAGGATTTCGCCGACGCCGGTCGGGCACGTGTCCCGGTCAATCGCGACGTAGTGGAACATGCTCGTACCGTCGGGGGCTGTTTGGCGCTCGATGCAAACTAGCGCGTGTACCCCCTTATCACTGTCGACGGCTTTGCACGAGCCGCGTTTAAATGCGAATGCGGCTGTTGCGTTCGATGTGACCGTGACCCATAGGGGCGCCTCGGCGTGCGCCGCCACGGTGGCGAGCGCGAGAAACAAAGCTAGAATTTTCATATTTATCTCCAAAAAAGTAAGATGACTGCGCCGAATCCGACGACGAATCCGAGCAGGTTAAGGGCGACCCGGGCAACTGTGTTGGCTAGAATGTCCATGTCTCGTATTGTCGGCTGTTCCTGGTCGGGCTGCAGCGACACACGTCACAGTTCCACCGCGCGGTTTACGCACGGCGACGACCCCGCAGCACCGCCACACAGCCGAGCAACAGCGTCAGGGCGCCAGCCGCCCCCGGTCCGTTCATCTCGGGCGCCCGCGTGGGCGGCGTACCGACAGGGGGCGGCGAGTATCCGCCGGGCGGCACGGGCGTATCGCCCCCGCCGATGGGCGCGTATATACCGGTCGTGCCGAGCACGATAACCTCGCCCCCGGCGATAATGGGCGGCTCGTCCTGCGACGTTTCGCCGGCCGGCGGCGTGTCATCCGCCAGGGGCGGCGACGTGTAGTAAATCAGCGGTGCGGCTATCGGGAGAATGTCCGGTTCCGTGTCCGGTTCACGGAAGCACATTGGAACCGGCGGCGTCACGCAGGATTGTACGGGCTGCGGGGCATGCGCGCGGTGTCCGTGATGATGGATAACGGGCGGCGCGAGACAGGGCTGCGCGGTGCCGATAGCAACGGCGAGGACGAGGGAAATCATTCGTCGTCCCCCGTGCGTAAGTCTTGGATGCGTTTCTGGTGCTCATCGAGATGCCCACGTGGGCGGTTGTCGCGGAAGTCCGGCGTTTCGATGCTGTCCGGTCCGGTCCGCACGGCTTCCTGCGCCCGGAAATGCAGAGCCCACCCGCGCCGCCGCGCTTCCATTTTCTGATACGGGGTCATGCGCTGCGTGGCTTCCAGCGGGTCAGCGGGGCGCAATGCGTCCTCGCGGATAATCCTGACGGTATCGGTCAGGCTCAAATGTGCATCGTGTTCGCTCATGGCGAGTAACCCGAGTAACAGCCGAACTGCGTACCGGCTCGC